GCGCAAAGCTGCCGAGGCAGAACGGTCCCAAGCGCACCAGGAGCGGCAAGCCTACGCCGTGAACCTGCAACGCATGCAGGCTCAACTTGAAGGCGCGCTGCAGCAGCAGCAACAGACCAACTGGGAAGAGTTGCTCCAGAGCGACCCGGTGGAGTACCTGAGACAGCAGCACCAGGCGCAAGCCCGGCAAGCCCAGCTGGGTCAGGTGTACGCCGAGCAGCAACGGGTGGCGGCTCTTCAGCAGGCCGAGGCTCAACAGGCGCAGATGCGCCACTTGCAGTCGCAGCAGCAAGACCTTCTTGCCAAGCTGCCGGAGTGGCGGGACGACGCCAAGAGCAAGGCCGAAAAGGTGGCGATCCGGGACTACCTGGCCCAGCAGGGCTACGAGCCCGACGCCATCAACAACATCGCCGACGCGCGCGCGGTGATCCTGGCGCGCAAGGCGATGCTGTACGACCAGATGGTCGGCAAGGCATCGGCGGCGGCCAAGAAAGTGGCCACGCTGCCCACCAAGGTGGAGCGCCCCGGCATGGGGGGCAACACCGGCATCGAGCCGCGCACCGCCGCGCTCTTGAGGCTGAACAAGTCGGGCAAGGTCGAAGACGCCGCCCGCGCGTTCGCCACCATTTTGTGATCAACCACTTCTAACGCCGCGAGGCGCTGAAAGGAAGCAGTCATGGCTGCACCCACCAATACGTTCCTGACCACTGCCGCGATCGGCAACCGGGAAGACCTGACGGATTAATTCGGTCCCTTTGCCGTGCGAGCGGCATCGAAAATCGCGTGAATTGCTGGAACACCCTAACGGTTGGTAGCCGAGGGCAATCAGCAGCCAAGCCCCGCAGGAATGCGCGGAAGGTTCAACGACTAGGGCACGGAGTCCAGACCGGACAGTAAAGCCCCACGAGCGCGCGACACCCCTCTGGGGTGATGAGATAGTCTGAGCTGCAGCGAAAGTTGCAGAAGCGGGGATAAAGAGCCCCGCGATAACACACTGATCATCTACCGCATCAGCCCGACGCAGACGCCGGTGCTGAACATGGCCAGCAAGAGCAAGGCCACCAACACCTTGCACGAGTGGCAAGTCCAGGAGCTGGCCGCCGCGGCAGCCAACGCCCAGGCGGAAGGCGACGACCTGACCGCCAAGACCGTGACGGTCACGGCACGCCTGAACAACCGCACGCAGATCAGCGCCAAGAAGGTGGTGGTCTCGGGCACCCAGCAGGCGATGAACCCGGCCGGGCGCAAGGACGAGCTGGCGTATCAGCTCAGCCTGGCCTCGCTGGAGATCAAGCGCGACATGGAGCTGGGCCTGACCCAGAACGACGTGCTGGCGACCTCGCCGCGCTCCTCGCGGGGCCTGCGCGGCTGGGTGGTGGACAACGTGAACCGCAACGGCGGCACGCTGGCCAGCTACACCGCCAACACCGGCTACACCGCCGGCACGCAGCGCGCCTTTACCGAGGCGCAGATCAAGGACGTCTTGCAGCAGGTCTACACGGCCGGCGGTGAGCCCGACATGATCATGTTGCCGCCCGCGGCGAAGCAGACGTTCTCCGGCTTCACCGGCAACGCGACACGCTTCGACAAGAGCGAGGACGCCAAGCTGTACAGCTCGGTGGACTTCTACGTTAGCGACTTCGGCACGCTGCAGTGCGTACCGAACCGCTTCATGGCCTCGCGCGACACCTTCGTGCTGCAGTCCGACAAGCTGGCGATCGCGTACCTGCGCCCGTTCCAGACCATCGAGCTGGCCAAGACGGGTGACGCCGAGCAGCGCGAGCTGGTGGTGGAGTACACGCTGGAGTGCCGCGCGCCCAAGGCCCACGGCGCTGTCTACGATCTTTTGTGATCTTGACGGGGCCGGTGCTCACAAGGCGCTGGCCCCCTTCACCTGAAAGGAAAACAGATCATGTCTGTGGACATTCGACAAGCCGCCGACTCCTCGCTGGAGCTGGTGGGCAACGCCAGCACCGGCGGGGCGGGTTGGCTGCCTGTCACCATCAACTATGTGGCCACCACGCCGGACTGCACGTTCTTCGTCGCGGACCGGGCCTACGTGGTCAAGGCCATCCGCAGCCGCGTGGACGTGGCCGGCACGGGCGGTGCGTGCACGGCGCAGATCCGCAAGACCGCCACCGCCACGGCTCCGGCCAGCGGCACGGTCCTGCACACCGGCTCGCACAACCTGGTGGGCACCGCCAACGCCAACCAGCAGCTCACGCTGTCCACCACAGCGTCGGACCTGCTGCTGGCCGTGGGGGACGCGCTCTCCTACGACCTGACGGGCACCGCCACCTCGGCGGTGGGCTCGATCACGGTGACGCTGGCGCCGGCTTGATGCCGGTCTAGCGCGCCTGGTTCGTGGGGGCCCTTCGGGGCCCCTTTTTCTTTTCTCCCAGCGTCGTGAGACGTCGGAGGCTTTTCATGGCTCAGATCTTTGGCGGAGCAGTGATTTCCGTCTCGGTGGCCGGGTTTTCCGCGGCCACCGGCGCGGCATCGGCCCGCTCGGCAATCCCCAACAACTCATCGGGCAGCGCGCCCAATTACCTGCGCATAGCGGCTCGAAACGAGTGCTATGTAAAGCTGGGTGACAGCACGGTCACGGCCACCACCAACGACGTGCTGGTGCAGCCGTCGGACTCGGTCATCATGCACGTGCCGCGCGGCTACACGCACGTGGCCTACATCCAGGGCCCTGCGGCGGGCAGCGTCAACGTCGTGCCGCTGGACAACTCCTGATGATGCGCACGGACTTGGCCAGCGCGCCCGGGGTGGTGACCACCGTGGCGCTGCAAGACGGCGCCTTGGTCACCGGCACCACGCAAGACTGCACGCCGTACGTGGAGCGCGCCCAGGCGATGCACAACGAAGGCCGGCACGGCTCGGCAGACATGCGTCTCGCGGCCTCCATCCCGGTGGTGCTGGTGGAGCGCTACCTCAACACCCACGGCATCACGCTGGGCGAGCTGGGCAAGTCGCAGGAGCACCAAAAGCGCCTGCTGAACGACCCCGCGCTGGCGCACTTTCGGATCTGGAAAGGCAGGGTGTAAGCCATGGCGCTGGCCACCTATTCCGACCTGCAGACCTCCATTGCCGCATGGCTCAAGCGCGGCGACCTGACGTCCATCATCCCGGACTTCATCACGCTGGCCGAGGCGCGCATTGCGCGCGACCTGCGCCTGCGCAAGCAGGTGGTGAACACCACGCTCAGCACGGTGGCCGGCACGCAAGGCGTCACCCTGCCCAGCGACTTCCTCGAGGCGGAAAACCTCACGCTGAGCAACACCAACCCGCCCGGGGCGTTGAGCGTGGTGACGCCCGAGATCCTGGACCGCAAGTTCCCCGAGGCCTACGTCACGGGCCAGCCGCGGGTCTACACGGTGGTGGGCGACCAGCTCCTGTTCGGCCCGACGCCCGACGCGGTGTACAGCGTGAGCTTGGCGTACTACCAGCGCTTTGCGGCGCTGAGCACGGCCAGCACCAACTGGCTGCTGACGAACCACCCCAACGTCTACCTGTTTGCGGCCTTGGCAGAAGGGGCGCCGTACCTGATGGAAGACGAGCGCGCGCCGCTGTGGGAATCGAAATACCAAGCCGATTTGCTGCGCCTGCAACAGATGGATGACGCCGCGCTGCGCAGTGGCTCGGCCATGAGAGTGAGGACGCTATGACGGTTGAATCGGCCACCTACATCAATCAACTGGACGCCACCAAGCCTGGGGCGACCGACCTCAAGAGCGAGGGTGATGACCATCTGAGACTGCTGAAAAGCACGGTCAAGGCGACGTTTCCCAACATCACCGGCGCGGTGTCGGCCACGCACACCGAGCTGGGCTATGTGGCGGGGGTGACGAGTGCGGTGCAGACCCAGCTCAACGCCAAGGCCCCGCTGGACTCGCCCGCCTTGACGGGCACACCCACGGCGCCGACGGCCGCAGCGGGCACCAACACCACGCAGGTGGCCACCACCGCGCACGTGCTGGCCGAGCGCAGCAACACGGCCACGCTGACCAACAAGACGATCAACCTGGCCAACAACACCTTGGCGGCCACGTCGGCGCAACTGGCCGCGGCGGTCACGGACGAGACGGGCACCGGGGCGCTGCTCTTTGCCAACTCGCCGGTGCTGACGGGCACGCCCACGGCGCCGACTCCCAGCGCCGGCACCAACAGCACGCAACTGGCCACCACGGCGTTTGTGGCAACAGGCTTTGCGCCCTTGGCCAGCCCCGCGTTCACCGGCACGCCGACAGCGCCCACCGCGTCTACGGGCACCAGCTCCACCCAGGTGGCCACGACGGCGTTTGTCGCCGGCACGGCGTTTGCGGCGGTGCTGCCCGCGCAGACCGGCAACGCGGGCAAGTTCGTCACCACAGACGGCACCACGGCAAGCTGGCAGACCATCCGCGACGTGCAGGAGTTCAGCGCCAACGGCACCTGGACCAAGCCCGCGGGCGTCACCGTGGTGATGGTGGAGCTGTGGGGCGGTGGCGGGGGTGGTGGATCGGGCAGCGTTACCTCGACAGGCTCCGCGAGCGCGTCGCCGGGCGGTGGTGGTACAGGTGGTGTCCACCTGCGCCGCCTGTTCAAGGCCAGTGATGTCGCGTCCACGGTCAGCGTCACCATTGGCGCGGGCGGCACCGGCGGCGCAGGAGTAGCGTCAAGTTCTACCCTGGTAGGTAACAGCGGCAACAGTGGTGGCGTTTCGTCGTTTGGCTCTGTGGCGGCCGCTGGCGGGGGCCGTGGCGGCGTGGCCGGCCCCGCATCCCCGCCGTTTCAACAATCAACCACAATCTCCAATAGCGCGACGGTGTATCGAAGCTGCGAAGATTACGGCGGCGATGGCGGTTGGGTGGCTACGTCTGGCTCCATAGTCATTGCCTTCGGGATAAATAACGGTCGAGCCGGCGCCTCTAGTGGCGGCGGCGGTGGATGTGGTGGCGGCTGGGAAATCACCACCACATCGTTGGTCAGCGCGGGAGCTGGCGGGGTTGTAAATGACGATCAGACAACGGAAGGTGGCGGAGGTACATCGGGAGGCACCACAGGAGCGGGCGGTAACGGCGCAACGACCTTTGTGACGGGCAAGATCGGTGGCTCGGGCGGTGGTGGGGGTGCGGCGCGTCGAGGCACGGGCGTCACGGCATACGCCGGCGGCAACGGCGGCACGGCTGCCGGGGGCGGCGGCGGTGGTGCGGTCGCGCTCGATGGCGGCACCTGCACCTCCGGTGCCGGCGGCAACGGCGGCAGCGGCTACGCACGCATCACCTGCTGGTAAGCATGCCCATCATCACCTTGCCCAACGCCGGCCAGTTCGGCGTGCTGGCCGACCAGGCGCCGCAGGAGCTGCCGCTCAACGCCTGGAGCGACGCCAACAACGTGCGCTTCCGTGACGGCTACGCCGAGCGCTTTGGCGGCATGAAGGCGGTCTACACCGCGCCGTCGGTCACGCCCTACTGGCTCAGCCCTTACGTCACCACCAGCGCCCGGTTCTGGGTGCACGCGGGGTTGTCTGCGGTGTACGTGGACGACGGCACCACGCGCACCGATATCACCGGCACGGCCCCCACCGGGGCCATCGACGACCGCTGGACCGGCGGTGCGCTCAACGGCGTGCTGGTGATGAACAACGAGAAGGACGTGCCGCAGTACTGGGGCGGCAACGTGGCCAACAACCTGGCCAGCCTCACCGGATGGAACGCCAACTGGCGCGCCAAGAGCCTGCGCCCGTTCAAGAACTACCTGGTGGGTGTTGGCATCACCAAGACCGGCACGTCCTACCCGCACATGGTCAAGTGGTCGGATGCCGCCGACCCGGGAGCGATCCCGGCGTCTTGGGACGAAGCGGACCCCACCACCGACGCTGGCGAGGTGGACCTGGCCGAGACGGGCGACCTGATGGTCGACCAGATGGTGCTGGGGGATGCCAACATCATCTACAAAGAGCGCTCGATGTACTCGATGCGCTACATCGGCGGGCAGTTCATCTTTGCCTTCCAACGCCTGCCCGGTGATGTGGGCGCGCTGGCGCGGGGCTGCATTGCCAACACCCCGGTGGGCCATGTGGTGCTGACGCCGGGCGACGTCATCGTGCACAACGGCCAGGGGCCGAAGTCGATTCTGACGGCGCGCATGCGCAAGTGGCTGTTCACGCAGATGGACACCACCTACTACGCACGCTCGTTCCTGATGACCAACCTGCGCCGCAACGAGGTGTGGGTGTGCTTCCCGTATGTGGGGCAGACCACGTGCACCAAGGCACTGGTGTGGAACTTTGCCGACGACACGCTGGCCCCGCGCGACCTGCCCAACGTCACCTACGGCGACTTCGGCTTGATCGCTCCCGGGGCGGCTGAGACCTGGGCCTCGGATGCGGACACCTGGCTGTCAGACGCCACCGTGTGGGCGCAGGCCGAGTTCAACCCCAGCGACGGCCGCATGCTGCTGTGCAACGGCTCCAACATCTTGCTGGGCGATGCCGGCAGCAACGACGCGGGCACCGAGTTCACGGCCTACATCGAGCGCACCAACCTCGCGCTGGACGACCCGTATTCGGTCAAGACCGTGCGGGCGGTGTACCCGCGCATTGAAGGCCCGACCGGGGCGACCTTGACGGTGGAGGTGGGTGCGACCATGGACGTGGAGGTGGCCCCCACGTGGTCCAGCCCGGTGACCTACACCATCGGGTCCACGCGCAAGGCAGATGCGTTTGCCACGGGGCGCTTCTTGTCCCTGCGCATCAAGAGCACGGCCGGGTTTGCGTGGCGCCTGAAAGGCATTGATCTGGACGTGGTGAAGCGGGGCGCGTACTGATGATCTACAACCCGACGATCCCCCCCAACAACCCGGCCGAGCTGCCGGGTTTTTTGTTGCAGGAGCTGGCCAACCTGCGAAAGGCGCTGGAGCAGCCGCAGCCCTACGTGTTCTTGGACACGTTGAACGCGGTGCCGATCCGGCCGCGCGAGGGCATGGTGGTCAAGGCTGACGGCACGAATTGGAACCCGGGCGGCGGCGCCGGGGTGTACGCCTACGTGGGCTCCACGTGGGTCAAGCTGTGAGGTGATGATGGCAACGTATCAGATGAATCCGTACCTGGACAGCCAGGCGCAAGCGCTGGCCAACAAGTTCAACCAGCAGCTCAACTTGCAGACGCTGCCGCAACTGCGCAGCGGTGCCATGGCGGCTGGGGGGTTTGGTGGTTCGCGCCAAGGCATCGCGCAGGGCATCGCCGCAGGCATGAGCAACCAGGGGCTGGCCGACGCAATGTCCAACCTGTACGGCACCGCCTATGGCCAAGAGCGCGGGTTGCAGAATGCACAAGATATTGCCCGCATGCAAGACGTGACGGCGCAGCGCGGGCAGTCGCTGAACTACGACATTGGCCAGCAAGGCATCCAGCAGCAGCGTTACGCCACCGACGTGGGGGCCAACACGACGATGCGTGGCCAGGATCTGAACTACGACATCGGCAACAGGGGCATCGAACAGCAACGCTACGCCACCGATGTGGGCGCGGCCACCTCGCGCTACAACACGGACGTCGGGGCGCAAACGGCCTACCGTGGGCAGGATTTGAACTACGACATGGGGCTGCGCGGGATTGACCAGCAGCGCTACGCCACCGACGTGGGTGCGCAGACGACGATGCGGGGGCAAGACATTGGAGCGGCCACCTCGCGCTACGGCACGGATGTGGGTGCGGCCACCGCCATGCGCGGTCAGGACTTTGGGCTGCAGGGCCAACTGCTGGGCAACCAGACCCAGCGCGACATCGCCGGCCTGCAAAACCAGACCGCTTTGCGTGGCCAGGACGTCAACCGCGAGCTGGGCCTGGGAGGGTTGGCGCAACAACGCTACAGCACCGACGTGGGCGCGCAAACCACCACCCGCGGCCAGGATGTGCAGGCCAACATTGCAGGGCAGCAGAACCAACTGGGCTACGCCGGGCTAGCCAATCAGGCCGGCATCGCGCAGATGCAAAACACCACGCAGCAGCGCGGCCAGGACCAGTCCTACAACCTCGGGCTGGGGAATTTGTCCAACGCGCAGCAGCAGACCGCCAATCAGTACGCGCTCGGCCAGGGCAACCTCGCCTTGGGCAACCGCCAGGCCGACCAGAGCTACGCCTTGGGCCAGGGCAACCTGAACTTGGGTTACGGCAACCTGGCCAACTCTCAACAGCAGACCGCCAATCAGTACAACCTAGGCATGGGCAACTTGGCCTTGGGCAATCGCCAGGCCGACCAGTCCTACAACCTGGGTCTGGGCAACCTGGGCGTGGCGCAGCAAAACGCCGGCACCAACCAGTACCAGGCGCAGACGCAGCGAGACCTCGGTTACGGCAACCTGGGCCTGGGCTACGCCGGGCTGCAGAACCAAGCCAACATTGCCAACCAGCAGAACCAACTCGGCTACGCGGGCCTGGCCAACCAGGCGGGCATCGCCGGCATGCAGAACCAGACGCAGCGCGATCTGGGCTACGGCAACCTGAACCTGGGCTACCAGAACAGCGCGCAGAACTACAACTTGGGGCTGGGCGGCTTGCAGAACCAGCGCTATGCCACCGATGTGGGCGCGGCCACCACGATGCGCGGCCAAGACCAGAACTACAACTTGGGCATGGGCAACCTGGGCGTCAACCAGTACCAAGCGCAGACCCAACGTGAGCTGGGCTACGGCAACTTGGCGCTGGGCAACCGGCAGGCCGACCAATCCTACAACCTTGGCTTGGGCAACCTGGCGCTGGGCAACCAGAACAGCATGCAGAACTTCTACACCGCGCAGCGCGGGCTGGACCAGTCGGGCACGCGCCTGGGGGCGGACCTGTTCCAGATGGGCAACGCTGGGCTGGCGGGCCAGGGCCAGGGCCTCTACAACGCGGGCTTGGGTCAGTACAACGCCGGCCTGATGCCGTACCAAGGCTACGGAAACATGCTGAGCCCCTTCACCGGGTACGGCAACAGCAACACCATTACCACACCGGGCGGCAATTGGCTGGGCAGCGCCATTGGTGGCGGCCTGGCAGGCGCGCAGTTTGGCAACTTCTTCGGTGGCCGAGGTTAAAGGAGCAAGCACATGAATTACGAAGACATCATTGCGCAGGCGCTGCGGGCGGGTTTCGGCCCCAGCATGGGCGGCAACCCCGCCATGGCGCGGGTGGGGCAGTACGAGGTCAACCCATACTTCGAGCTGACCGGCCAGACCGAACAAGACCCCGGCACCGCGCGTCAGATGGGCTACACCATCAGCGACCCGCTGGGGGGCACCACCTACCGCTCGGACGTCGTGGACATGGCCGGCAACCTGCAGCGCAGCAACGTGCACGACGCCGGGGCCGACAAGTACGGCCTGGGCGACATGGCCAAGCTGGCGGCGTTTGCAGTGGGCGCCAACGCGCTGGGCTCGGCCATGGGGCAGCCCAGCATGTTCAGCGGTGGCG